GGGTTTATTGTGTCGGTGATGTCTGGATATAAACGCCTTCGCAACACGAAGAGTAACCGGTGAAATTTGCATTCTCACTCTCCTTTGATGCCAATGTTTACAGCCTGGCAAGCCTCTTTGAGCACCCAGTCAACAGCGTCTTTCCATGCTCCGGTTTCAACTGGCGGATTCTCACGCTTAACCAGTTCATAGAAGCGCACTGCTTTAATCAATCCTTCTGGTGTCAGTGGCACAGGCGGGGCAGTGAATAACGCCTGAATTTCATAGTTCGGCCTGTCGTTACAATCCTCTTTTGTCGGTACATATTTCCAGTCACCAACCCACATCTTCTCCTGAAAGTCCGTAACGCCTTTTTTCACGTAGCGATATCGCCATGCCACTGGTTTTGCCTGCCCTGCCTTTTCATGCCCTTCCTGATAATTAATCTCGCTCATTCATCGCCCCACTCATCACAATATGCTTCGACCGGAGTTTTTCCTGCTTCATAATCATCACGCCATGCTTCAGCATCAGCAGCACTGCCACCACGTAACTCTGCATAGTCCATTAACAGTTCATGCCATTCTTCAAAACTGACGTTGTATTTAGTTGAACCAAAATCAGCCATTTTGTTCTTCCTCTTCGTCTTTTATTTCGTGATATGAGTAATTGCAGTAGTTAAAGAAAATATCTTTTGCTTCGTCATATATTTCATCAGGCGTCGCATCATCATCCACTTCGAATTCATCCTCGAAATCTCCACCGGCTATTCCCGTTTCAATAATTATTTTAAACTTTCACATTTAACTACCGCCCTTTCGGGCGGCCTCCTGATGTTCTGAGGATGCAGAAATCCCTCCGGTTAAGGATTAAATTTTATTTGCAGTGCTAAATTTAATTATTCAGTTCTGGCTTTTGTCGCCCTGCGTATCCGCGCTTTCGCGTTACGCTCAATCTGAATTAGCTTTTCTATATTTTTTCGCCTTTCCTGTTCCTCCTGGCGCAATAGTTTTACATCATCTGCCAGCCTGGTTTCTCTTTTCGCCACAGAGAGCATCCAGTCAAATGGCTCCACAACTGCACCGCAGATTTTACAGCGGACCTGACGCTCTTTTTCGTCAACCCGGACAGAAGCGTGATGGCAGTATGGTCTTTCCGATGGCTCATAAAGAAAATTAACCTGATTACGTGGGTCATCCTCTTTTACCGGAAATAAAACAATATTACTTAACTCATCTTCTGGTTTTATTTCCATGCACCTCTCCTTTGATGCGAATGCCAGCGGCAATTGAAGCCTGATAGCTAATTTCACTCACAGCACCACCTCCTGAAAACTCCCCTGATAAAACGCCAGCACTCGCTGCATAACCTCACTATTCCGGCACTCGCGACAGATTATGTTCTGTCGTCTGTTGTAACGACGTATTTCTCCGTCTGGTAATGACCAGATAAGGTCAGGATCAACCACAACCGGTTTCTTCACCTTTGCCCTTGATAGTTTTTTGCGGGCGTTTTGCCAGTCTTTACGCGCCTGCTCAGACGGGAATAATCCGTAGCCTGAATTGTAAACATCACCACTGGCGACCAATTCTCTGGCGAGAGTGCTTATGTAATACCTTGATGCACCGGTTTTAGCCTCCAGAGCCCGTAACGTCTCGCGACCGCTCAGACGTACAAGTTCAACAACCTGCCCTTTAATTTTTTCCCGATCTTTTGGTGTAAATACTTTTGCCATAAGCGCCTCCGGCAATCACTTTTCCGACACAATACGACTGGAGGAATCTACAATCTGTCGGACAATATCCCGGTACTTGTTCAGCTCCCGCAGCGCGGCGCAGACTCGCTCCCACTTCTGGACATGACTTTTCGCCCGACGCAGTTCGCGGTTTGCCATATGCAGCGATGGTAAAATCAGGTCATCCGATCGCGTTTCGGTGAACGATGGCAGCGACTGCACAATGTCCGCCACAGTTTCTGTTTTAATATCTTCCTGTGTTGCAGCTTCCTGTACTGGTAACGCAACACATGCAGGCTGAGGAAAGGCTTTACCATCAGTTTCCGCTACCGATGCCGCTTTCGGCTCTGCTGGTAAATTATCGCCCGGTATGCAGTAACGAAATTTACCGCCCTGATTTACGCGAATCAGACGACCTTTGCTGATTGCCATTGCCAGCGTTGAAGCCACTTTGCGTGATGTGGTACCAAACAATGTAGCCAGCTCATCAGCCGTTTGTGGTCCGCGTTGTTCAATCGTCGCGGTTAAATCGCACTCTGAGATTTTCGCTACTGTTGCTGTGGTGGTTTCTTCCGGCAGTTCTGCCTGCGCTGGCTGTTCCTGCTGAACGTTGTTATCAGCCACACGCCAGGTGTACGCGCTTTTATCAACAAAACCAGCCTTTTTCAGTTCCCATAGTTCGTTCAGCACTTCTTCCCGACTGATATCAAGTCGCGCAGCAAGTTCTATGGATGTGGCTTTTCCCATTGCTTTCAGTGCGTCAAAAACAGTCTCCATTAAATTTTTCTCCCGGTAAAAATTACTTCGCAATTCCTGGCTGGACGACATTCGGACGCCAGCTCTCCCAGTTAAAATTCACCCAGCGTCCGCCGTTCATGGTCATGCGATCCATAATCCGCTCACCGAGCAATGTTTTCATGGCCTCATAGTTCAGATTTGTCAGCATTCCCACGCTACGCATCGACGCTGTCCGTCGATCAATAATCTGGTGCAGTACCACCTGCTCGTTTTTCGTCTCGCGCTGAATGCCAATTTCATCAAGAACCAGCAGATCCACTTCGCACAGTTCCCGCAAAAATTTTTCGCCTGACTGCCCGTCGTCATAGCTGGCATGCAGGGCACTCATAACATCAGCCACGGTAACCACAATCACTGTCTGACCGTCTTTCAGCAGGCGATTCCCGATAGCTGCCGCTAAGTGATTCTTCCCGGTACCAGGTTTTCCGCTGAACGCAAAATTTGTACACCCGGTCATCAGTTCATCGGCGATGGAATTCGCCTGGCTTAACGCGTATCGCTGACCGTCGTTCTGCACCTGGTAATTCGCAAACGAGCATTTACGGTGCAACGGCTGGATGCCTGAGCGATTCAGAATTTTTTCCACCCGCAACTGGCGATTCAGGCGGTTGATCTCCTCGCTACGTTTCTGGCCTTCAGCAAGTTGCCACTCGCGCCACTCCGCTACCGTTCTGAATGGGGCGGTTACATGTGGCGGGGTCAGTCGGCGGATGCGTTCCAGAACGCCGCCTGTCGCAATATTTTTCATGGTCCGTTACCCCCTGAAGCCTGGCGGGATCGCACTGTCCGGCAACGAGACGGTGTTAACCTGTCGGAGCAACGTCTCAGGCCGAACACCTTTCGGCGCGAACAGGCCCTGGTATTCATTGGCGATGCTGTGTCGAATCACCTGCTCAGGTGTAAAACCCTGCTGACGGAATTTTTCCAGTTCCCGTATAGCCCCGTTAGCGCCCTGCTCCGTTCGAATCGGTTTTCGCAATGCCTGGCGAAATTCAACCCACTCACGCCAAAGCGAGACAGAAATCCAGTTCGGCAAAGAAATATCCAGAGGGTCAAATTTTTTGACACCTCGATTCCCCCGGGGGGGATTTAGGGGGGGATCTGTTTTTAGATCTTTATCTGTATCTTTATTAGTTGCCTTTGTGTTGGCATCATGTTCAAACACCACTCCAACATCTGTTTGAACACCTGTTAAATTTCTCTCTTGTTTTGTTTGAACATCTGCTTCCTTTCTGCTTCTTCTGGCCTGAACAGATGCTTTTCCTGCGGCTGATTTTTTGGTTAATTTTTCTCTGACAGATGCCAGATCTTCCTCAATCCGAAGATGCATCCATTCGTCGCCGTTATCACAAAAAAACTCCCGCAAGGATGGTTCAACATCAACCCATCGCTCGTTAGTCAGACGGGCAATTTTTGCCAACCTGTTTTTGGGTATTGGCTTTCCTGTTTGCCAGTAATTGAACATCAGCAACAAATACGCGCCGTGCTCTTCTGTAGACAAATGCATGGTATCTGCCAGATAATCAGCTATATACAATTGCATGTAAGGTAGTGCCGACATAACAACCACTTAACCTTAGGAGGAAGGATGCAAACATTTATCGCCGCCCCCCACCAATCTCAAATAACAGTTGAATACACCGAAGAAATTGACGCGCTCATAATCACCGTTGACGAATGCCCTAATAGTCCTGATCCAGAATATGGAATTGCTGAATCAGTGAATATACCTATAGCAAATGTTCCAGGGCTCATAAGCGCACTTACAAAAGCGTATGAATGCGCAACAGGTAAAAAATCGTAATCGCACATAACACATCTTCCAATGCCGAATAAATACGATTCGGCATAGTTCCCCACCTTCAATGCACCACCACAGAATCACCGGGCGACCCACCACCGCTGAAATGTGCTTTCCGGTAAACGGCCTGGACTGCATCATCATGCGCATCAATTGCCGTACTCAACGCTTCCTGCGCCGCCAGTAATGCACGGCGTTCCAGGGTATCGAAGATGCAGAGTCGGTGACGCAGCTCGCGCGGAAGAATTGCCAGAACCGCAGGGATCAGTTTCTGAATTTTTTCCCTTTGCGCTTTCGTTTCACCTTTCAACCAACGGTGATAGATATTCTGCTGATTGTTCCAGTCCTTGCCTGGTACAAGGGGCAATTCGCCGCCCCCCTGGCGCAGATATTCTTCAGTAATTGCGTTAGCGACCCACGCCTGCCCTTTTTCGGCTGCCAGGGCTAACAACACTGATTCGATGTGCTCATGCCTGATTTTCATGAATCAACCGCTCCTATGCTGTTTTCGCTATGCTTACCGTCTGGGGGGAATACATCGTCAAGTCCACAATGAGCGCCAAGCCGATTAAGGGTAGAAACAATTTTTCTGCACTCCTCTAGTCCAGGGGTACGAAAATTTGCTTCGTAATTTGCCAGTCGGCTTTGTATCCACCCTAACTGAACAGCAAGTTGTCTTTGAGACAGCCCAAGCTGTTTTCGATATGTTGAAATTTTGTTCATTGAAAACCTCCGATGACAATTTTAAACACATCTTGTGTTATATGGTCAAGCTGTTTTGTGTTTTATGTAAATCACGATTCGTGATACAAGGATGCAATGGAAAAAGAAAACGAAAAAATTGCCGCTAGTAGGCTCAATGACAAAATTGCAATGCGTCTTAAAGAGCGCAGGCAGAAGCTTGGTTTATCTCAAGGAAAACTTGCTGAAATCTGCGGATGGACGCAATCGCGTATAGGTAACTATGAGGCGGGCAGCAGAAATGTTGGAGTGCATGACGCTGTCGTATTGGGAAAGGCACTTGGCATATCTCCTCCTGAGCTCCTCTTTGGAGAACAGGAATCTTCTGAATTGTGGTTAAATGAATCCCAACGAAAACTTCTTGAGTTGTTTAACCAGCTACCGGGCTCAGAACAACAACGAATGATTGAGCTATTTGAAGTCCGGCTAAAAGAAATCGATGAGTATGTAGAAAAATATTTGAGAGGCAGGCTTAAAGATAATCCCCCACCGGAGTAATGATCTTGCTATCACAGTAATATGCCAATCAGCCCGCTATCAGCGGGCTTTTTTGTACCATCATCATATGACATCCACCACAAAACACATTTCGTGTTGACATAAGAAAACGTATTGTGTTTAATAAGCATATCCAAACAACGCCCCACCAGAGAACGGCTGGACAATTCCTCGAGTTATCCAGCCACTGAACAGGGCTAAGTAGCCAGCCTGAGGCATACGAACATGACGGCAGTTGTTGATTGATACAAAGCGCAGTAGATAAAACGTTCCGCCACCCGGCGTTAAGGGGAAAAAAGATGGTTGGTGAAGATCTGGTTGTTATTAACGGTCAATTGTGCAGCAAAGATGTGGCAGCCATGCTTATTAGCAAGGTTCTTCCAACTGTGCTGGATGTCATTGCAGAAAAAGTAAAGGCTGGTCGTCCAGACAAGGAAGTTGAAGAGGCGGCAAAAACAGTTGTTCATGCCGCTACAGAAGCAATTATTTTGAAGAGCCTAGTTTCGCCCAAGCCTTAAGTGAATCGGCGCTTTTTTTAGCATCACGTTCATTGAGTAGTGACAAAAACTCATTCTCAGCATTCTCGATTTCCGAGAAAAATTCTTGATGAGTTGTTTCTCGCTGCGATCTGATGCTGAAAGCTAAAGCAAGTAGCCAGGCTTTGTCTTTATTATCCATAGGAATACCTTATTACTGGTTGTGTGAGAACTCCAGTATACCACCGAGCCTGAAGTGGTAAAAAGACAGGCGCACAACACGAAGGCGCATTTCCGGTATTCATAAAGAGTCGGTCTTGTCTGTTAAATTTAAATGGTGGGAGTGCGCCTCCGGTTGTAAATAACGACAATTGCTATGTGTAGTCTTTGGCGGCATCAGTTCTACTCCGTGGCTGCCCTGCCGCCCCTTTTTAAAGTGAATTTTGTGATGCGGTGAATGCGGCTAAGCGCACGCAGCACAGTTAAAAGCATCAGTGTTATGGGTGGATTATCCGGCGTTAATTGTTAACTGGTTAACGTCACCTGGAGGCACCAGGCACCGCATCGACAAAATTCATTTGTAAAAATGGAGATAATTATGATTGCTCATCACTTCGGAACTGATGAAATACCACGTCAGTGTGTGACCCCTGGCGATTATGTTCTTCATGAAGGTCGGACATATATCGCCTCGGCAAACAATATTAAAAAGCGAAAACTTTATATTCGTAGCCTGACTACAAAAACATGCATTTCTGACTGCATGATTAGAGTCTTCCTCGGTCGTGATGGTTTACCTGTAAAGGCGGAGTCATGGTAATGACTAAGAAAATAAAATGTGCTTATCACCTTTGCAATAAAGAAATTGAAGAAAGCAAAATCATTACAAGACCACTTCATTTCATGCGTGGAGTTATACCAACGACGGAAATGAAAAAATATTGTAGTGAAATCTGTGCCGAAAAAGACCAGATGGCACACGAACTTTAATTAACTGACTATCCGAAACTGAATTTATGCCAGCAATGGCAGGGATTCGCTCAACCTTAATTAAGGAGAAAAACATGATTACCAGTTATGAAGCCACTGTTGTTACTACTGATGACATTGTTCACGAAGTTACCCTGGAAGGAAAGCGTATTGGCTACGTGATTAAGACAGAAAATAAAGAAACCCCATTCACTGTGGTTGATATCGACGGTCCATCAGGCAACGTTAAAACACTTAACGATGGTGTTAAAAAAATGTGTCTGGTGCACATAGGAAAGAATCTGCCCGCAGAAAAAAAAGCCGAATTTCTGGCAACTCTGATTGCAATGAAATTAAAAGGTGAAATCTGAAAAAAGAAAGCCTGCACACTGTGCAGGCCTGAGTGAAGAACCTGGGACATTTATTCATCACTCGCATTAATTTTAATCTGAGTTGAGGTTAAAAAACAATGAGCACCGATAAACAAGTTTACCCACTGTATTACGAAGCAAAAAATGACAAAGTAAGAAAACGTCTCGGTATTAAAGGCGGTTTCTACTGGGCTGAAGCGAAAAAATTATCCATTGCCATCTCCCGTGGTGCTGTTGCGATTGACGATGCTGGATACGATGAAGATGACTTCAAAAAACCTGTTCGCGTCAATTTGCCCGTTGTTGATGACCTCCCACCAGAAGGCGTATTTGATACGGAATTCTGCAACCGTTACGAAAAAGGCGGGGAAGATGGCATCACAATGGTATTTATCGCGCCCTCATCCTCTGCGCAGGACAAAACAGCCAGCACTGACAATACCAATGTTAATGGCGAAGACATGACTGAGATTGAGGAGAATATGCCACTCCCGATTTCTGGCCAAGAGCTGTCCATTCGCTGGCTTGCTCAACACGGCAGCGAAAAACCGGTAACGCACGTTTCACGTGACGAACTCCAGGTATTACATATTGCACGGGCTGAAGAACTACCAGCTGTTACTGCCCTGGCTGTTTCCCACAAAACCAGCCTGCTCGACCCGCTGGAGATTCGCGATCTTCACAGACTGGTTCGTGATACTGACAAAGTTTTCCCTAATCCTGGCAATTCAAGTCTGGGGCTGATGACTGCTTTTTTCGAAGCATACCTGGACGCAGACTACACCGATCGCGGTCTGCTGACAAAAGAGTGGATGAAAGGAAATCGTGTTTCACGCATCACGCGCACGGCTTCCGGCGCTAATGCTGGCGGCGGGAACCTCACCGATCGCGGCGAAGGTTTCGTTCACGATCTGACGTCACTGGCGCGCGACGTAGCCACTGGCGTACTGGCTCGTTCAATGGACGTGGACATTTATAACCTTCATCCGGCACACGCTAAACGTGTCGAGGAAATTATCGCTGAAAATAAACCGCCCTTTTCTGTTTTCCGCGACAAATTCATCGCCATGCCTGGTGGGCTGGATTATTCCCGTGCCATCGTGGTTGCGGCCGTGAAAGAAGCACCAATTGGTATCGAGGTCATCACTGCGCATGTCACTGAATATCTGAACAAGGTACTTATTGAAACCGATCATGCCAACCCTGATCCAGAAATCGTGGATATTGCCTGTGGTCGCTCCTCTGCCCCGATGCCGCAGCGTGTAACAGAAGAAGAAAAACAGGATGACGAAGAAAAACCGCAACCATCTGGCGCAATGGCAGATGAACAGGCAACGGCTGAAACAGTGGAACCGGATGCAACTGAACATCATCAGGACACGCAGCCGCTGGATGCTCAGTCACAGGTAAATTCTGTTGATGCGAAATATCTGGAACTGCGGGCAGAACTCCATGAAGCCCGGAAAAACATTCCGCCAAAAAATCCTGTCGATGCAGACAAATTACTGGCTGCCTCTCGCGGAGAATTTGTTGAAGGGATTAGCGACCCGAATGACCCGAAATGGGTTAAGGGGATCCAGACCCGCGACTCTATATACCAGAATCAGCCAGAAACGGAACAGAACGACCAGAAAGCGGAACAGAACGACCCAAATACGCAACAAAACGAGCCAGAAACGAAACAGCCTGAGCCAGTAGTGCAACAACAGGAAACGGAGAAAGTTTGCACCGCCTGCGGTCAGTCTGGCGGGGATAACTGCCCTGACTGTGGTGCGGTGATGGGCGACGCAACATATCAGGAAACATTCGATGACGAGAATCAGGTTGAAGTTCGGGAAAATGAGCCGGAGAAAATGGAAGGCGCTGAACATCCACACAAGGAGAATGCTGGCAGCGATCCGCATCGCGATTGCAGTGATGAAACTGGCGAAGTCGCAGATCCCGTAATCGCAGGAGACATAGAGCCTGGTATTTATTACGGAATTTCGAATGAGAATTACCACGCGGGTCCCGGTGTCAGTAAGTCTCAGCTCGACGACATTGCTGATACTCCGGCTCTGTATTTGTGGCGTAAAAATGCCCCAGTGGACACCACAAAGACAAAAACGCTCGATTTAGGAACCGCTTTCCACTGCCGTGTACTTGAACCGGAAGAATTCAGTAACCGCTTTATCGTGGCACCTGAATTTAACCGCCGTACAACCGCCGGAAAAGAAGAGGAGAAAGCGTTTCTGATGGAATGCGCAAGCACAGGAAAAACGGTTATCACTGCCGAAGAAGGCCGGAAAATTGAACTCATGTATCAGAGCGTTATGGCTTTGCCGCTGGGTCAATGGCTTGTTGAAAGCGCCGGACACGCTGAATCATCAATTTACTGGGAAGATCCTGAAACAGGAATTTTGTGTCGGTGCCGTCCGGACAAAATTATCCCTGAATTTCACTGGATCATGGACGTGAAAACCACAGCGGATATTCAACGATTCAAAACGGCTTATTACGACTACCGCTATCACGTTCAGGATGCATTCTACAGTGACGGTTATGAAGCACAGTTTGGTGTGCTGCCAACTTTCGTTTTTCTGGTTGCCAGCACAACTGTTGAATGCGGACGTTACCCGGTTGAGATTTTCATGATGGGCGAAGAAGCAAAACTGGCAGGCCAGCAGGAATATCACCGCAATCTGAGGACCCTGGCTGACTGCCTGAATACCGATGAATGGCCAGCTATTAAAACGTTATCACTGCCCCGCTGGGCTAAGGAGTATGCAAATGACTAAGCAACCACCTATCGCAAAAGCCGATCTGCAAAAAACCCAGGGAAACCGTGCACCAGCAGCAGTAAAAAATAACGACGTGATCAGCTTTATTAATCAGCCATCAATGAAAGAGCAACTGGCAGCAGCTCTCCCACGCCATATGACGGCTGAACGAATGATACGTATCGCCACCACAGAAATTCGTAAGGTTCCGGCGCTAGGAAACTGTGACACCATGAGTTTTGTCAGTGCGATCGTTCAGTGTTCACAGCTCGGCCTTGAGCCAGGTAGCGCCCTCGGCCACGCATATTTACTGCCTTTTGGTAATAAAAACGAAAAGAGCGGTAAAAAGAACGTTCAGCTAATCATTGGTTATCGCGGCATGATTGATCTGGCTCGCCGTTCTGGTCAAATCGCCAGCCTGTCAGCCCGTGTTGTCCGTGAAGGTGACGAGTTTAGTTTTGAATTTGGCCTTGATGAAAAGTTAATACACCGCCCGGGAGAAAACGAAGATGCACCAGTGACCCACGTCTATGCTGTCGCAAGACTGAAAGACGGAGGGACTCAGTTTGAAGTTATGACGCGCAAACAGATTGAACTGGTGCGCAGCCAGAGTAAGGCTGGTAATAACGGGCCGTGGGTAACTCACTGGGAAGAAATGGCAAAAAAAACGGCTATTCGTCGCCTGTTTAAATACCTGCCTGTCTCAATTGAAATCCAGCGTGCAGTATCAATGGATGAAAAGGAACCACTGACAATCGATCCGGCAGACTCCTCTGTATTAACCGGGGAATACAGTGTAATCGATAATTCAGAAGAATAATTCAGCCTGGCGGTGTAATGCCCGCCAACGTGAGACAGTTTTTATGACAAAAATTATGAGATATGACGATGTTAAACCATGTCCGTTTTGTGGTTGTCCATCTGTTACGGTGAAAGCAATTTCAGGATATTACCGGGCAAAATGCAACGGATGCGAATCCCGAACTGGCTATGGTGGAAGTGAAAAAGAAGCACTCGAAAGATGGAATAAACGAACTACTGGAAATAATAATGGAGGTGTTCATGTATAAAATTACTGCCACTATTGAAAAAGAAGGTGGCACTCCTACTAACTGGACAAGATATTCAAAATCTAAATTAACGAAATCAGAATGCGAAAAAATGCTCTCAGGGAAAAAAGAAGCAGGCGTGTCCAGAGAGCAGAAAGTAAAGCTGATAAATTTTAATTGCGAGAAACTTCTGTCCTCGTGAGTTGCATTATATACAAATTAGAACTTCATAGCTGATTATTAAAAATCAACCACACCCGCCAGTATTCTGTATATTTACTGGCGGTCATATCGTAAGAGGTATGGCAATGAATCTTGTGACGCTCAAAACGTGGGGAAAACTCAGATATCCGGATAACCCACCATCAATATCAACGCTGAGACGGTGGGCAAGGAATGGAAACATTTATCCTGCACCTGAACTACACGGGAGGAGTTACAGGGTAGTTCCGGAGGCTTTCTATATCAACCCGAATAAGGTTGATACCGATATAACACACCATCAGCCCAATGGGCGACAAGGGAGAGACAGTCCGTTACTGGAGAAGTTAAAAAATGCAGCGGAAAAAATACGATCCCAATTTGCCTAGAAACTTAACATATCGAAGGAGAGACAAAGCATATTACTGGCGCAACCCTCTGACGAAAGAAGAATTTACACTAGGTAAAATTTCAAGAAGAGATGCAGTAGCGCAGGCAATTGAAGCAAATCATTATATATACAAAAACTACTCTCCTGCTGCCTTAATTGAAAAACTTAAAGGGTTCGACTCATTTACTATGGCAGACTGGATTGAACGTTACAAAACAATTCTTATAAGGAGAAAAGTGTCCAGAAATACTTATAAAACTCGGGTAAATCAACTGGAGACAATAAAAGAAAAATTAGGAGGGATTTTACTGACAGAAATAACCACTCGCCATATTGCCGAATTTCTTGATTTGTGGATTGAAGGAGGGAAAAACACAATGGCAGGATCAATGCGTTCTGTGTTGTCTGATATGTTTCGCGAGGCCATTGTTGAAGGACGTATATCTCAAAATCCAGTAACGCCAACAAGAGCACCGAAAATAGTAGTTACAAGAGAACGACTGAAACTAAAGACATACAACTGCATCAGGGAGGCAGCAGATCAACTTCCGGCATGGTTCCCATTAGCTATGGACTTAGCCCTTGTAACAGGACAACGTCGCGAAGACATAACGAATATGCGGTTCAGTGAGATTTATGATGATCGTCTCCACATCAGGCAAATTAAGACAGGAATGATGATTGCTATCCCCCTGTCACTCAGCCTTCCTGTCGCTGGTCTACGTCTTGGTACAGTAGTTGAACGGTGCCGCCTGGTAAGCCGGGGAGATTTTCTAATCAGTGCCGGAATTAGAAAAAACAGCCCTGACGGCAGCATTCACCCGGATGGCCTGACAAAAAAATTTGTCGCAGCCAGAAAATTAACAGGTATCCAGTTCAGTGAAAACCCACCAACTTTTCACGAGATCAGAAGTCTGGCTGGACGATTGTACAAAGAAACATGTGGAGAAGAATTTGCTCAGCGTCTACTTGGCCACACATCGGAGAAGACAACAAAAATGTATCTTGATGAGAGAGAAAAAACGTACTTATTGCTCTGATTTTAACGTAAATGGATTGTTAAATGTATTTTGGTTGTGATATAACCAAAAAAGACCGGAATACAGAAATTCGAGTAAATTTCGGGGAATTTCGGGGAGACGTTTGCAACTGATTGATTTTAAATACAATTAAAAAAAGACCGAATACGATTCCTGTATTCGGTCCAGGGAAATGGCTCTTGGGAGAGAGCCGTGCGCTAAAAGTTGGCATTAATGCAGGCTTAGTTGCCTTGCCCTTTAAGAATAGATGACGACGCCAGGCTTTCCAGTTTGCGTGCAAAATGGTCAATAAAAAGCGCGGTGGTCATCAGCTTAAATGTTAAAAACCGCCCGTTCTGGTGAAAGAACTGAGGCGGTTTTTTTATTGGAAATCAAAAGGCTATTTTAGGTAATTAACAGAGTTTTTCAGCTCGTTCTATAAACGGTGCCAGACTCATTTTTTCGCCGGGATTGTTGGGATCATCAATCTGAATCACCGAAATGGGTTGGGCTTTAGTCTTCCCACTGGCAACTTCCTTCTGTGCGACATCGTTTAAAGGATACTGCACGAGGGTACTTGGGTTGATGACATACAAAGCATTACCCGGTCGGCAAGTCAGCATCACCTCTTCGCGATTAAACGCCCATTTGTCTTTACCCACTTCAAAACGGCTGACGGTAATCACCTGCGGTGCAGCCAGCGCCGCTGCAGAACTGGTGAGTAACAGAAACGCCAGAATACTTTTTTTCATCAT